GTTTTTCTATTGTAGGTATTAGTATGCTTAGTAACATTATATTCCAAAGTTTATAGCTTTCCTATTCTTAAATGTAACCCTATCAACCATCATGTAACTATCATTCTGCGCATTTACCTCATCTTTTTTATTCACTCCTGTACTGTAGTGGTTATGTGGAAATAATAAAGGTAGTTCAATCGTACACTTTAGCAACTTAGCTACATTTGCTAACTCTTCATCTCCGTACATATGGTAGTATTCGGGGTGGTAAATATGACCGCCTACTTTGTCATAAAAAGCCCTATCCATAATGGGTAATGTCATTATAAATGGTTGCAAACCATCATTAATTTTTACCGCAAAACATTTGTTTCCTGTAGTGCCAAAAAGTAAATCCTTATCCCATCCTTTAGGGCAACTAAAATCATCAGATACCGCTACTAATATATTTCCACTTGCTTCATGTGCTGCCGCATTTACTTGCTTTACCAATCCGTTTTCAGGGTGAATAATGCGTATAGCCTTAGTACTTCTGAATGTTTCCATATACTCACTAAGGTATGGGTCATTCTGTGCAAGGCACAATATATACTCTATGTTTTCGGCATATACCGCTTTTGACATCCATTCCAAATAGCATTGTAATGCTAACTGTGGGCGTTTATAACTTGGGTGTAAAATGCTAATTTGTTGCATTGTTATTTGTGTTTATTGGTACTACTATCGGTTCTATGTATTTCAATCCTAAGTTTTCCGCTTGCTCTATTTCCTTTGCGGCTTGCTCCATGTTATCCTCACTATCGCCACCGTTAACGTTAATAGTAGCATTTTCAAGTGTGGTAAGGGGCTTATCCTCAAACATCTTGCCTAGCTTCAATCTCTCGGCTGTTACCTCTTTAACTGGGTCTATATGCGGTACGTTTGCACCTCTCCATGCGCTTGCCTTAAACGCTTCTAAAGTTAAATAATCCTTTGACATTAAAGCCCTTAAATATCCTTGTGCCTGTACTTTATTTTTTGCTACCTCAATATCTAACCATACAGAATATATAGGTAAATAAAAGCCGTTTGCAAAGTTTTTGCGCTCAACATCTAACGTATGTTCCCAATCTTTTAACGCTGCCCTACTTGCGCTGAAATTACTATCGTACATCATACGTGCTACATTCGGTGGTATTCCTACCGCACTAAATATATCGTTTGATATAGTCATAAAGAAATCCTTAAAGTGTAACTCTTGTTTACTCTCTAATGATTCAATAGCCGTATCTCTCGGCATGTTAAATGTCTGTTTGTTAGTAGTGGCGTATATGTTCTCAGCTAACATAGTACCGAACTTATCAACTGGTACATCATCTTGGTCGTTATAGTTACTTATCTTGGTCGCATTTTTAGCAAATATATCTTCTTCATCTGATTGTGTACCATGCTTGATATAGTAAGCTATTTTAGCCCTTTCTTCTGCACTGCTAACTGTAGCCTCTTTGTATCGGTCTAGTGTTTTTGCACTTTCGATTACTGTAGCTAACATAGCAAGTCCCCTATAGTCATCAAGCCTAAACTGATTGCCACTATAAAGCCATGCCATCTTTTGCCCTGTCTTGCTATTATACGCCTCTATTCTTTCCCAATTAAACGGCTCAAACTTTACATGGTATGCTATTGGCTTGCCTTCGCTGTTTATCTCTACACCATCACGTACTATATTGCCATTGTAAATAAAATCTGCACCTGTGATAGCTACACCTGTAGACATCGGATTGCTTACGTGCGCACCGTCTATTAGCTGTACCCTTAGCGAACCATTTATGATACGCAATATTACCAACACATCGCCCCCAACCTTACCATTTACTAACGCATCATTAGCCAACTCATGTAAATTACGTTTGTTGCTATAATCAGCAGTGCAACTATTAGCAAATACTTGCCACCTACTTTCAACTACATTATTAAATGTCTCGCTATTTAGCTTTATCCCTTCGGTAGCAAGATATGATGTTTCAGGTATAGAACGCAAATCAAGCCCTTTACCTATTACCCACCTTGCAAGACGGTTAATAGCCATTGAACATATTTCACTCTCCAAATACAACTGCCATGACCTAGCCCTTAATACTTGCGTATCTAAAAAATAATCCTTTACTGGTCCGACTGCACCTGCATTTTTCTCGCCATCAAATATATCGTATTGGTAAAAACGCCTTACGGGGCGTGTGCTTACTGCCTGTTTTTCAGGCTTTGCTTTACCAATCTCAAATCCAAATATCTTTAACATACTCTTCTAAAGTTTTGACCGTCACGTAAAATGTACCTTCTGCCGTTTAATTGTGCAAGATACCTATTTTCCATTCTCTCATACGCTATTATATCCGCTTGTATCTGTTTTGAACTGCGATACTTAGCAGCTATCTTTACTTGACCGTCATCAAGTTCGTAACTCTCATATATGCCATTACCTGCATCGCTTGTACTTGATGCAAGGATATAAAGTTTATCTATAATTAAACGTATCTTAACCAACCTATCCTGAATGGTAGCGGCTGTTGTTACGTACATTAATGCGTTGCTATATTCTATCATAATGTTTTTATTTCGTTTATTTTAGCCCCTGTAATTGTTGCTGTTGGTGGTATGGCTGCCGATAATGGGGTACTTGTAGGTGTAGTAGGAGCTGTAGATGTATGGGTGTGTGCATTAAATACAGTAACTAAATCCGTAACCGACTGCTTTAAACTGTTAAATCCTGTTTCTAGTTCCTCATATCTTACCATGTGCTTACTATCCCCCAATAACTCCAAATTACCGTTAGCCCTCAAATATACATAACCATTCTCACTATACAACCTTATACTACCAACTTCTGCAACTGCATCTTTATACACATACCCAACTATCACACTATTACCCATATCTGCCGTATTAGCATATACCGCTACCATTTCCCTAACTGGTGCGCTGTCAACTCCATACGGTAGTGCCTGTGGTATTTCCCTAGCTTTTTTAAATAGCGATACCTGTACTATTCTCCTAGTACCCCTAATTACGCTACCTAGTACATTTGCTAAGAACATTATCCAAATATATTTTTAGGCTCACCATCTGTAAATACATCAGGTAAGCAACAATTCAAAGTTAGTATTTGTTTTTCAGCATCACCGCTATATGTTGCCTCACGTATAAAAAATAATGTTTTTGTAAATAGAAAACAGTTAGGACTAATCACATTTACCATGTTATTAACTTTTGCTAATGTCTTTCCAAAATACCAACTATTACTTTCAATAGTTAAAGATATATTTTTTAATTCTTCTGATAAAATATTTCTTGCCGTAATTGGTACATCCCCTCCTGTGCTTGCAGATTGTACGCTTACATTAGGTCTATAAACTGATTGCACGTATGGGTTAGGAATAGTAGCATCTACTACCTGTTGCACATCTACCACATCACTTTGCTTTACAACCGATATAGTGCTGTGCATGTTTTGACCGTTGGTAACTAGCTTTATTTTAGTATTTGGATTAGTGCCATTAAATGTAAATACTGGCTCATAAGTAACCGCTACTACTATCCTTTGTGCGTTATAGTCTGCCGCACCGTCTATGTCTGCCGCCACTGGTGTAACTGTAACCGTTGTTAGTGTATCATCTGTAGTTGTTTCACTGCCTACTCTAGCTTTTGTATATCTTACGTTTCCAAATTCATCATGGGTAAGAATAACGTGTTTCTGACTTGCTATTTTTGCTAAAAAATCTTTAATACTTTGTGTTTCTTTAGCCTCAACATTTGCGTAATTTATATTTACATATTGCGCTATTAGTGGGTCTATAACCAACTTCAAATCAAATGGCTCTATTAACTTTTCTGTAATCTCTTTAAGGTTAGATGTAAACCATTGTTGTGGCTCTTCTAAAGGTATTTGGCAATCTTCTAATACACCTGTACGGCTATACCCTGACAATGTTATTAGTGTAGGTTCGGGGCTATCCTCATACTCAATATTTAATACCGTACCTGTTAGCAATCTACTTCCGCCATCGCTGATAACTATTCGCTGATAACCTAACGGCTTATATATGCGTCTATGTGTGGCATTGTTAGGATTGTATAATACCGAAAATTGAAAATCAGATACAAGGCTATCATACCTTACTGTTAGTCTAAGGTTTGTGTATGTATCAATAACAACATCTTCAATCTTAATTTGCATTTTCGTAGTATGTGATTAACCTATCTCTTGGTATTATAAATATCTCGCTTAATCCTATCATGTTAGCATCTAACAACTCATTCAAAAACTCATCTGTAGGGTCTGCACCGTATAGCCTTTGTGTTAGGTTAATCGGGTCTGTATCTTCTTCTAATCTAAATGTAACCTGTAGCCTACCATCTGCCGCAACATTATAAAGATTATTTATAGCAAAGGTAATCAATTCCGTAATACCCGACACGCTATCATAATCGGGTATATACCCATCGGCACTACCACCTGTAGCAGTTTGTAAGCTATCAAGATTAATTATATAACCGTTATACGCATTTGCAAGTATATCGGCTATGGCAATCGCATCGGGTCTATTCCTGTAACTGCCATCTGTATTAGTTACTGTAGTCTTAGCCATTGCGGTAATAATAGCCCCTACATTTGTTTCATACTGCCGCTTTTGTTTCCTGTTAAGTATAGTATCTAAACTTCTATTTAATGTATTGATTTGCTGTAAAAATAGCATCATTCTAGCCTTTACCGTTTGCGCAAAGTTATAAGGGGCTTCAATCATTCTTTGTGCTAATCTTACTGCTGCTGCTGGCTTTGCTATAAGATTGTTAAGCCCTGTATTGGCTGCGGTAAAAGCATTAAAGTACACTTGTGCATCTAATGTAGTTCCTACGCCATTTACGCCATCATTATACATCTTTGATAGATTACCCTTATACTCTTGTACATCGGCTAATGTTGGGGTCTGTATATCCACTGCATACGTATCGGCTTGCAACTTATCAATAGCAAGTTTATCCGCTACTATCTTACTTTGTGCATCTTTTTTTGTTGGTTTTTTGCCTATAACCGTTGCAATCATTACCCCTGTAATATGGCTAACATTATAGTCTTTATTGTCGTATGTTAGTTCTAATGGCTGTACATACAATGTGCCGTACATCGGGTGCTGAACTGTCCAATACTTTGGATTACGTGCCGATTGTTTAAACCGTTCCATTAAGTCCAAATGATTATCCCCATCAAAATATACATCTAACGAATACCGCTCACCCTTTACATTCTTACGCTCAACTACTGTACCTGCTACATTTGGAAATTCAAATAACGACATATTGAACGCCTGCTGAATTTGAGTAGGTATGTACTTCGGTCGGTATTCTGCACCGTCACCCATTTTAATAACGTATGGCTGTGCCATCTTTTCAATCCAACTCATATTCTAGCTAATTGTTTTGCCGCCTCATTAATAAATATTTGTTCTACTCTTTTACTGCTTTGTTCTGCCGCCTTACCCATAAAATGTGTAGCTGGTGGTTTTACTTGCCTATTATTTTTTTCGCTATAAACTGCCGTCTTACCTATTACAGTATTTTTGCCTTTACGCATTACTTTGTTTACTAAATATATCGTTCTAGCCCCACTACTATTTTTAATATTACCCCTAACTAAACCCCCTTTACCTGCATGAATTGCAGATTTAACAAACTTTTGTTTATCATTTTTACCGCTTGCCTTATCGCTATCAATCATTCTATCAAGTGCCGATATTCTTAGGTCTTTACGTACCCCTTTATGCCATGATTTTGCAGACCTTGCACCCTTTAACGCTACGTAATCTCTACCGCCTATTTTGCCCCCAAACTCTTGTTGCTTTAAGTCATCTACCGCCCTACCTTTATCATTGGGTAGTTGCTTGAAACCTGCTGCTGACTTCATTTGTGATATGTCGCTACCTTTTGCAAATACTACTGTACTAGCTGCCTTAAAAAACTGTGGCTTACGTTGTATAAATGTACGCTTTGCACTCTTTGGCATGGTGTTTTGTTTCACATCTAATGCCGCCTTACTCAATGTGTTTCTTATAGCATTTGGTAACGCTGATTTACGCATACGTTCTAGCCTTGCCGTATATGTTACAACTTCGCTACTATTGATATTTAGAAATACATTCATTATGTTTGCACAAAACTAAACTAAAAATGAAACACACACTACTTGCAATCGCTTTAATCTCTTTTGTTTCTTGTGGCAAACAGCCTGCTTGCCCTCCTGTTAATCCACCTGTACCTCCTAAAATAAATAGTGGGTGTTGGTCATCTTCGTATGGCTCACTCTGCTTTACTGACAGTTTAATGTCGGTAGACAGACAGCCATTCTATCCTTATGCCGTATCTACTGATTCAATCTACTATCTGCTTGATGACGGTAGCAAGTTTGCACAATACGGTTATTTTTTGGTAAACGATACACTTAGATTGTACCCTACTTTGCACCACCCAAATGCACCGTTTACCTACTGGCGTTAGTCAATCTCAAAAGTAATTGAAACACTTAATCCACTGTCATCTGTACCTACAACCCACCCACTTGCAGGCGAGTATATTCTTATAAATTCTGTTGCTCCGTTTTGTGTTTCAACTATTAGCGGTTCTTTTATTATACCTGTAGGAGATGTGTACACTCCCCCTAAATAAGACATAGGTTCTGCTATATCTGATGGTAAAAAAGGGAATGTAACAGTCATAAATGCTGGCGAACTTGTAACACTAAATCCTGTGAGTAACATTTGAAACGTTACTGTCTTGCCACGTAAAAGGTATTTAGCATAAATTATGTCTGCTAAATCTACAGTAAATGAACCACCTGCACCACTACCTATTGTTATTGTAGTCCGTACATCTACCCATTTATTCACATAAATAACATTCGCAAAATTCGCAATACCTGTACCGCTTGTGCCACATGCAATCTGTAATGTTTGTACGCCATTAGTATATAATACTGGGCTAAATACCGTAACTATATCAACTAACGCACCGCCACATGGCGAACCTGCATTACCTTGTATATAATATAACTCTCCATCATACAAAGCAAAACCACTATCCGACCTAGTAGCACAACCCCACAAAATATACACCTTTGTCGGGTCATACGCACCACCAATTAAACTAACAACTATCTGCGCTGCATGGTTGCCTATAACCTTGCTCAAAGCCTCTGTTAGCTGAAAACCATTAGTGGAATTATCGGCTAAACTATTAAGCGTTATACCTGCGCTGTCTGCCAACTTTTGAAAAAACTGTTGCAAATCTGCATTACTCTTACGGTCTATAATCGTACCGCTCGGATTGTCCTTAATATCTCCGTAAGGATATGCACCACCTACTGCAACTACTGTACCGTTATAATCTGTTATTTTACGTGCCATAATATTATATATAGTTTACAAATGCGAACGCCACCGTTTGCGCTGGCTTTAATTTTAATACTAATTCCCTAAATTCAATTTCCCTATCTGCATCTACATTAGCAAAGGTAGTAATTGTGCTGCCTGCAATGTAAAATGTACTGCGATAATTTGCACCAAAATCAAAAGTGGCATCCCTTACCGCCTCCAAATTATTTGCTATAATCGTAATACCCTCATCTATCCAACCGCTACCATAAGCAGTTTCACCATAAGACACATCGCCGTAAATAGCCAACCCTATTGGAATACCTAATATATCGCTAGGTGTTTTGGTTTCCATTACCGCAGGTGAACCAACTAAAAACCTATTTTCATATAGCCGTACATCAAAACCTGCCAACCTTAACTGAAATTCAATAAATAGATAGTGCTGCCTTGCTGGCTGTCCATTAGGGTGTGCCATCTTGCGATATATAGCCAACTTTCTATCAGTCAATGATACTGTACTATTAGTAATCATACCCAACCTACGCTCCCAATCTGTTGCATCTTGTGCCGTAAAATTGGCATTGTCAGGTATAATGCTATCCAATATACTTACGCCATCGCTTGCCGCCCTTGCTAATGATAAGCTAAGTGCATCTGTTAACTTCCAAAACGTACCGAGATAGGGCAATTTGAACGCCCTACCTCTCGGATATAGTAACCTTAATAACCTAAATATTCTATCTCCCATTATACGTAAGTTATTGTGTCAAGATATGGAATTTCGCCATTATCAAATTGATAGCTTGACATTATGACACCATCAACACGCATAGTAATTGTGCCAAAACTACTACCTGCCAACGCTGATAATACTATCGCACCTATCCTATTAGTATCAAATATATCGTTCCTCTCTGCCACAATGTCAATGCCTGCAATAAAAGGTCTAACATCATATAAAGCCTCTGTAATAGCTGCTAATATAGTCGCTTGCTTACCTGCCGTAAGGTCTGCAAATGACGCAATATTAATATCTATCTCACGCAATACAATCGGATAAACATTTACTAAAAATACGCCTAACGGTCTACGTGAACGCTCGGCAAGTGTTAGGGTTACATCGGGGCTGGCTTCAATCACATCTTCTACATCTGTTAATATTGCTAGTGTTGGAGTACCCCTACCGTCTGTACTATCTGCAATGGTAGCCTCAACATATATATCTACTTCGTTATTATTACCACTACTTGCATAGGGGTATATTTCTCTTGTACCTTGTGCATCGTATCCCCACAATCTATAATCACCCTTACTGCCGCCCTGTGGCTCAATCCTATACGCCTGTATTATCTTAGTCCTGTACTCTTCAACCGTTTCCGCTGCCTGTGGTATAACCGTTTCTGTAGCTACTGTAATGCCCCTATTAACATCATTAATTGGGCTTGTAGCTGTTAATGTATTACCAACTACTAACCTACTTTCACTACCTGCCGTTAACGCACGTATTGTTATCGTTCCTGTGCCTGCTGGCATAGTGTAGGCATTATCTAGGATAAACAAAAAACCCGCATTTAAAGCGTTGCTATCGCTTTTAAATGTTGTGCCTGCTGGTATCACTGCTGCCGTTGTGCCTGTTACCGTAGCTGTATATTGCGCTTGTGTAGCTGGGAAACGCCTACGACCTAATTTAAGCAATCCAAACCTATCAAGTGTACCGCCTTTCTCTTCGGGGTCTGCTAAGTCAGGTGCTACATTCTTTTGCACAAAACCAATAGATAAATATACTAGCTTTAACGCACCTGCATAAACCAATGCAAGTATTCTTAGTAACACCCTGCCAAATGTAGATAATGTAATACCTAACTTATTTTCTAAGTCTAGTACTATCTCATCATATATCTGTTGTTTTGTTTTTATCGTTGCCATTATTATAAGTTAGGTTGCCACATTAAAAATACTTCCTCTCCATTGATATTAACACTCATGTCTATTCTGTTCGTCTGCGGTATGCTACTGCTAACTACTACGGTAGTACTTGCAATCTGTTCTGTAAGGTATGCCAAATCATTACTAACCGCCCTTTCTATCACTGGTCTACCTGAACTACTTAACGGTGTTACTCTCAAAGTTTCCTCTGTAGTAGCTGTATGCTGTTGCCCTACATCTTCGGGTAATAGTGCATTACCCCACCAATCAGCCCCACCAAAGCATGATAAGTACGGCATGTTGGTGATACCCTCAACCGTATTTATATCGCTGCCATTTAGCCTTATTTCGCCACCGTTACCACTTTCAAATATTTCTATGTCCGTCATAAGTTACCCCCCATCATTGTAGTAGTTCCTTTAACCGCTATACCTGCCGTTGCCGCTACATTAACATTGCTCGGCATATTGTTGTAAGATAACTCAATCTTTTCTTTTTTGCTGCTTTCTTGTATTCTTTCATACAATGTATTTTGCTCTGTAACCTTGCTGCTAACTGCTGGCATTGTTGCCCCTTCTTTTTCAGGTGTATATGTACCCATATTGGTGCGGAATACCTCAATAGCCATCTTTCCATTCTTAGCCCAATCAGCCCCCGTTATCTTGGCTATAATTGACAGTATTGCCTGTAGTGGTGCTAATACCACATCTAATAACACCTTTCCAATTTCTTTTATAGCACCCAATATACCCCCAACCTTAAAAGCCTCTCTAACTTTATCCCAATGTTGCACCAATTTAACAATAATGTATATTAGTGCCGCAATGCCTGCAATTATCCAAACAACTGGGAAACCGTAAAAAGCAGTATTCAATAACCATTGTGCCGCCTCCGCTATTCCTGATGCTATAGCCAATGCATATAACCCCCCTTCAGTAGCAAGTAAAGATGTGGCATATGTGCCATTTGTTATAGTTGCTATGCCTGCCGCAATTTCATAGGCAAATGTCCATGCTGCCGCTGCCTTAGACACCAATGATATACCCCATATAGCCGCCTTAACACCTATTAAGATACCCAATAATGGTACAGCTATATCTAATATCCATCCCATGTTATCAGCAAGCCAACCTAAAAAACCACTTGCTATTTTTAATCCAAAACTTGTTTTTTGCAATGTAGTTATATATGTAACAAATGTATTTACAGTTTCGGCTAGTTTATTCCTTAGCGTATTAGTATTTTCATTCGCCATTCGGGTAGCCTCACCTACTGAATCAACCTTACTAATGTAGTCAGGCAATAAAGACGCATTTTGAAGTAATCCAGTTGCTAATGCAAGGTTTTCTTTACCAAATACTTGCATTACAGCAGATGTGTCACCCGATATTTTAGATAACTCTTTAAGCCTTTCCGCAAAGGGAACTGATGTATTAGATACTTTGTTTACATCTACACCGTATTGCCTCATTACTTCAAGAGCTTTAGGGGTTATTGCCCCCTCACCCTTAGCCATTTCGGAAAGTATATTTCTTAGTTTAGTACCCGCCTCTGCACCCTTCTCAAACTTACTCACCAACTCAATAGCAGCAATAGACTCAAGTGGACTTACATTTATGTTTGCTGCAACTGTACCAAATTTCTTTAAAGCCTCCTGAGTATCATTAATTTCACTACTACCAGCAACACTACCAGCCGCAAGCATTTCAACTAACTTACCTGCACTTTCAGCACCTTTGCCGTATTGATTTAATATGTCAGTTACTGCCTTACCTGCCGCCTCTGTTTCCATCCTTGCCGCCTTGCCTAATAATATACTTGCCTTAGTAACATCCGATAAGTCCTTAGCATTTTCCAATAATTCAGGCATGTTATTAGCAATCGAACCAAATGCCTTTACTACATCTACGGAACTTTTTTTACTTTCTTTTGCTACCTCCGCAATCTGCAATTTAAAGCCCTCAAATTGCTCACCTGTTGCACCCGTTAACGCTTTTAAATTAGCTAACTCATCCTCATAATCAAGTATAGATGTGGCACTAAATGTAATAGCTTCTGCCGCAGTAGCTACCGTAGCTATGCCTTTTGCATAATCAACTACCTCATTTGTCTTTTCACCAAACGAAGGTAACATTTTATTAAACGCCCTATCTGCCCTTGCAGCAGCTACCTCGGCATTACGTGCAAAACCGCTAACAGAACTATTCATAAGCTTGAATGGTGCTGTTAGCCTGTCAACTGCCGTAAATATCGCTGGTATGGTTAATGCTGCTATGTTCATTTACTTCTTTTTTGTTTGTGCTTTTATCTCCTCATTAACCGCCACAATATCCTCATACCAATAATATAGCCCCCGAAAATCCCAATTATCTAAAAAAAGCCCACCTATTACGGCAGGCTTCCAATGATGCTCTCTGACTACTGTCTTTATAGCGTTGTTTATGTCTTCGGGGTTTATTGAAAAAAAGATAAAATAACACTTGGCACTTCCAAATCTTTCATATCTAATTTCTTAGCCAATGCCACCGATATACCTGTTGCACTCGAAATCATAATACACGTTGTTGTAAATGCGTCTGCGCTACTCTCTAACTTACCCTTCGAAATTAAACCGTCTACTTTAATCCTATTAGCATATACCAACTCTTCATAATTTGGTAGTGGCTCTTCTAGTTTTTGAACTGGGTTACCTTGCTCATTAAACCTAACCTCACCATACATTACCATTTCAATTAGCTTGTTAATCTGCTCCGTTTTACCATCACGCTTACGTGGTGCAATACGCATAGTTTCAAGCCATTTACTTACCTCTTCTGTTGCTGTGTCTTTGTTAATTTGTGTGTTCATATACTTAATTATAGTTTGATTAATTGACCTGCACCTGACATTTTAATTGTCATTGTAGCAGTATTGGTAGCGTCTTGGATATCGCCAACAAACGTACCTGTAGCACCCATTGTAACGCCCGATGCAAAGGTATAAGTAAAGTTAGCTTCTAGTGGACTAGCTGCCACCGCTACTATCTTCTGCATGTCCTCAGCTACATTATCATCACTTGATATAGTAGCCTCAAACATCCACCTAAAACGATTTTTAATGATGATGTTTTGACCGCCACCATCTAAGCCGTTAGTATCGTCATTGTTACGGAAACCACCCAAATCACGAGTAGCATCTTCGTTACTTTTTGCACGCAGAGAAAATACCCCTACCGTATCATGTGCTACTGATATATCGACAATATCACCACCTATTACTGCCATTGTATAATTATTTTATAGTTTGTATTATTCTCCGAAATATGAATTAGCAAATGCCATTGTACTTGATATGTTAGCTACACCTGTACGCTCATAAGCAAACTCGGTATCTAAACGATTTGGATTAGTAGAATTTACTACAACTGTAGTATTTTCTATCATGTAGCTAGCCCTTGCAATCAACGCCCTACGCTCAAACTCATTCGCTAATGCTGCAAGTAGTTGTTTCCATTTTTTAGGGGTAATAGTATTACCTACCGCTACCTGCGCTCCATCGCTAGTTATAACCTTGTCAACTACATATAGCAATTCTCTAAGGTAGTAAGCATAACGGATATTCCAATCAACAAACAAATCACGTACAAATCTAAACTTAGGGTCTGCATCGCCTATAGGTCTGTAAGTCGTTACCATGTCTTGTATCTGATAAACACCTGCAACCAAATCAACTGTAGAACAACCTAATTTAACGATTGCATCACGTTCGTTATATTCACTCATCACACCTATCACACCGTCTGAAGGTACTGGCATATCAGGGTAATTTAACCCACCTGCACCGATATGCGGATTGCTTTGCGCTATTGGTGCATACAATGCTACCATGTTTGCAGCCGCCTCAAAGTCAAATCCTTTACTATTTGGTGCTGGTGAAATTGCTATTGTGCAATTATTACGCCTTGCACTTGTAAGGCTTGACGGATTAGCCAATGTGCTACCTGTAAATACTGTAGCTGGGCGCATTATAATACCTGTATAGCGACCTGTTGGGGCTGTCTGTGAAGGTATGCCGTTCCATGTTTCAAACGCTGATAATGTAGTACTGTCGCTGCCTATTGCATTGATAATCATATTATCCCAACGATTACCAATCATTGCAAGTGCTGCCGTTACTGATGGTGTGCCGCTTGCCGCTTGTGTTTGTGCTACTGCATACGTTATACCTGCCGCATCTCCGTTTGTATCTACGCTCAATTCAAATGCTGATGACAATCCACGCCACTTAGCAGCTAAATTACAGAGTGTTACTGGACTGTCAAGCGTTGCATTTACTGGTACATTCAAAGAACTGCCAACCATATCAAATATCTTTGCTGATATGTCTGCTGGCGTATCTCCTGTTTCAATGTTTATATCATAACGTACGTCTGTAGCCCTTCTACCTGCAATAACAATCGTATGTGTTACATTGCCTGTAGCCGTTCCTGTTGGTGTAATTGACTTAATGTTATTAGCACTACCTACCGCCTTTTCAATAGGGTAAACTATTGTAGGAATACCACCAACACCGCCATTTTGAGGACGCAAAATTGACATTATGCGATGTGCTGGCGAACCATAACCAAACAAATCACCTGCCTGCTGTGCCGATGTTACAGTATAAGGTACTGTAAAATCAAAACCGCTTTCATTTTGCTGATTTATTTGGCTTAATATGGCTATTGATATTGGCAAGTTAGCAGATGTGGTAGCTTTATTGCCTGCACTAACATTATAGCCGACTACTCTACTTAACCTTTCTGCTCCTACTCCTATATTTGACATAATTATTTGCTTTGGGTGTAAATTTACCCACCTATAACGCCATTAGTACACATTATGCCGAGATTATCGGCAAATTTATTTAATCATGTTACAGTAGTCTATCCAACTAAACTCTTTACCCTTTTTCATTTTCACCCCAAATATATACACTGCTATATCCCTTACCGCTATGTTATATATCCTACAATCTAGCATGTGGTTAGCTACTTTACTGTGCTTTTTCTGCCATTTGCTAACCGTTTCACCTACACTATTGACCGATATAATGCACTCTTCCGCCTCGAAATGGTCAAAGAAATTAGCTTTATTGTAAATGCCATCATTAGATATTTGGGGAAAATTCATAAAGCCTATCGGCTGGCTATCCTCTGACTTATCCCACTTTAAAGCCATATACTCACTATTTATGTCCTTAATAGCATTTACTTCCAATATCCACATATCTGAACGGCTTACCCCCCTTTTAAACAGTGCCACATCTGCCGCTTTACGCTTAAATTTACTTTCTGTATCTCCTTTTATACCTAAAATATAATGGTTTGTTCTATCCATAAACTCGTAAGCATAGGTAGTAAAGTTAGAAGTATCTAATCCGCTTACTACTATTTTCATTTGCCTACCTGTATCTACCTGCCAAATCGTATCTAATACCTTTTCATATTGTTTCCATACGCTGTTTTCTTTTCCATATTCATAACTCATCTTAGGTCTATCCTTATTAGCACTGTCGCCACGCTGAAACGTACCAATACTGCCATGAATGACGCTCCAACTTGCACCCAACCTATCCCATGCAACTACTTCATAGTCCAACCTTGCGTCATCTATCATCCCGTTCAAATCCGCACTGCATGTTAACATAACTATATCACCATTGCCATACTGTCTGCTTAAACTTTCGGGAATAATACCCGATGGATAGTCTTGCCTGTTTCGCTGTATGTTCTTACTACTTGTTTCTATAGCCTCACCTTCGTAACATTCACCTAATACAGTATTTGCAAATACTTGATATTCTCGCTCATCTCGCTTATCTCCTTCGGGGTGTGCCTTAATCCAATCTCTAACACTATGTTTCCAATCAAACATCCATAAAGGGGCGTATAATGACGATATATGATAGCTGTAATATTGCGGTCTTTGCGCTTTTGCTGTTGGCTGCCATATACCACCATTTAAAAAATCATATTTATTTTTATCACTAAACCAACCGCCACACTTATAGCAACAATAACCAACGCTTTTTTCATCTAACTCACCGCTTATAGGGTCTACATCCCACGTTATACCGCCCCTATTATTTGCCACCTCACCTGTCAATGGGTTAATAATTTCGCCCTCTCTTATATCCCACTTAATCAATATAGGCTCGTGGCAACATTGGCACTCTATGTAGTAGTGCCGCCTATCACCTTCAAGATATGCAGGTAGTATAAGCGACTTATGTTTTTCCATTGGCGTACTTATAAGAAACATCTTATAACTATCCTTGTAGGCTGCTGCACGTTTCTCAATTAATTTCAATAAATTACCACTTGTTTTACTCTCACCTTTCATCTGGTCTAAGTCATCAAGTAATATATATTGCAAATCTACCTGAGCAATATTTTTATGATTGTTTGCACTACCTATTGACACATAACCGCCTGCAAAATCCTTCTTAGTATCGGTATCTCCTGTTTTCCTATTTGCCCTACGTGCTGATTGTGAACGTATGTAACTTGCTATGCCTGCACTATCAATCATCTTATCTACACGTTCACTTGCCTTTGGTATAAGGTCGGGGCTACCTACCATAAGGTAACTATTAGCAGGGTTATTAACAATCATCCAACCAATAGCAGGTACTAGCACTGTGGTACTAAATCCAATCTGCGCCCCCTTCATTACCGCCACTACCCTAGCATCATCATACGGTGAAAACCTATTTATAATTTCCTTTGTATATGGTGTTTGGCTGTACCGTAATGCTCCTGGTCTTGGCTTATCCATTATCATATTAGCCTCTGCCCAATCAGCAGGTAGGATAGTGGATATTTGCGCATTACCTTGCGTTAATATCCGTTCTAATTGCGGTAAATAAAGTAGGTTGTTGTCGTTAAGCATAGTTAATTTCTTTGCCCTACCCCTCTCTTTTCGGAATAGTCATTAATTACATCTTCAATAGACTTGACTGTTAAATTGGTAGCCTTAGTAACTGCATCATTCCTTAGCCTTATCCACTCACCACGTAAGTAAGCGGTATCACTCGGTGCAATGTCATACTTATGTGTTATTGCTAACAATAACTCTTCATCTGCATTTTTTTGCTCCTGTAAAATAAAATGATTGTGTTGTTTAACGATAGGTATTAATGGTTCTGACGGCACAACTACGCCCATCTTTTTTTCAATGTCTATTTTGTTTTTTTCAATATCTGTTTTTAACTTTTCACCTTGCAGATATTTATACAACATTTCTAATTGCTGGTAATCCATACCCTCAATCATTTGCATAGCTGTGCTAACCTCACCTTCCGTTATCCCATCGGGTAGCTGCATGCTTGCCTTTGGTTGTTGTGGTGCTACATTGCCACGAGGTACGCTAATCTTTTCGGCTTTAGGCTTTGTTGGTTCTGGGCTGCTAAGTTGCGGTGGTTCTTTGCCCATTAACTTTTTCTGAATGTAGATTTGATTCTTTGGATTGCTGGTATCAATCATACCATCATCGTTAACTATAACCTTCCCCCTGCTAATATCTACCGAAAGATATTTAGTTTCAATATCGCACTGATTAGCAAAGGATTTTTTTGTAACTACTGCCATTGTTGTCAAAATTACGGCATGTTGTCAAAACTAACAACAAGTTTAACAACAAAGGTTGAAAACCTATGCCACATTCTTTCTTTTGCGGGTTTCATCCAT